GACGGAGATTATCCAGTGACGATAATCGAGACTGAGGGCTTTCTTAACCTCGTATCCGCGCCTGCGGTAATACTGAATCAGCCATTCAGCCTGTTCTTCGGTGCAGGGGTCGTGCTGATACCAGTCAGATTTGAATGCATGAGAACGCCGCCCGTGCCTGCTGGCAGGGGCGGCAGAGTTATCCGAATTGTAAAATTTGGTATCGTGCGCCATCTGTTTTCTCTGCTGGCGCAGCAGGTGCCAGTTGTTCAGGCTGACGGATGGATTGTAAACCAGAACGACCAGAAAAAACAAAACCCGCCGAAGCGGGTTAAGTGCGGGTGCGTTGAGGATGCCTGACACATCAGAGGTGGCGAGGGATTTCTCCCCCGCCTGGTCTCTTACTCCTCAGGTTCGTAAGCTGTGAAGACAGCGACCTCCGTCTGGCCGGTTCGGATTCGTACCTCGCAGAGGTCTTTCCTCGTTACCAGTGCCGTCACTATGACGGTTAAACAGATGACGATCAGGGCGATTAACATCGCCTTTTGCTGCTTCATAACCTGCTTCTCCTTGCCTTTCGGCGCGTAAGAGGCTAACCTACGTTTGTGAAGCATAGATTGGGCCTCAGATTAATGTTAAGCGTCTTGCAGGACGCGTAATGTTAACTGGGGCTTTTCTCTATCTGCCTTTGGTGTTCATGCCTGAGACAGATAGCCTCAAGCACCCGCAGCAATTCTACTTAACTCTCGCTTTACAGCAAACCGTTTTGCCCGATATGGGAATTCCCATACGGAATGAATTCAGTTCCCCAGGCGCTCCATCAAAAACACAACCAGGCAGTAAACACCCACAACAGCAATAACAGCCAGAGCGCCTTCCATTACCAGTGAAATATCATCCGACATATTCCCTCCCTTGGTGTGAATCCCGGCGAACGTTTTTACCCCCACCGACAAATAACATATACTAGAAAAGCAATAGCTATAGCAACGCCTGCAAATGCATCTGGCCGGCTCATTGGTTCTCCCCCTGTGTCGCTTCTACTGCGATCTGACTGGCGTATTCGTTAATGGTAACGATAAGTTCTTGCTCGGCCTCATCCAGACAACTACCGATACCTCGCCTGTCCACTTCAGAAGCATCGAAATCTGCACGAAGCCTGGCGACCTTCAGGATTGCGGACAACACCTCATCAGGGATTGCCGGAGAGTTGGTTGACGTTTCCGAGATTATCCGAAAATTATTGGTTGACGAACCCTTATTTTCCCGAAAGTTTCCAGCCTGAAGCATGGCGGCGCGGTGACACCAGATAATCCAGCCAAGCGCCATATCCCATGCCATGTATTCTCTATCGCCATTTTTTGCTCTGCGGCGATCTACAGATTCCCCGAAACGCTTCTCCATAAATAATTCATAGGCTGCCCGTTCATCCGATACTGATGCCAGTGATGCCAGTGCAATTTTTAATGCGGTAAGCATGTTGTTTTGATCTTCATCGAGTCCGAACGGTATTTCATCCCGTGATGACTCAATTCCGGTAATCGTGTTCTGTAGCCATTCTTTGGTTAATTCAGTCATTTTTCACTACCGCCCTTTCGGGCGGTCTCCTGATGTTCTGAGGGTGCAGGAATCCCTCCGGTTAAGGATTTAATAAAAATCATTTCTGATTTAAATTTTCAGTGTTTAGTTGTTGGTTTATAGCCTTTATGCTTCGGCCTTATTTCTCAGCCATACACAAACAGGACCATCTTCGGTGTCATGTATCGAACCGATAAACCATCCCTCACCTTCTGGTCGCTCAGGTTCCCATGCTGAAATATCAGGGCCATCTGCGTCCAGATTAAAATCATCTTCATCCATACTACGGATAGCCCACTGAAGATTATTTTTCTCCATCCAGGCGTTAAACTCTTCCGTTGAAATATATTCCCGACCATCACAGAATTTTTCATATTCAGGATGCGTCCAGCAGCCATATTCATTACGTTCCACTGGCATTTCTTTAATTGCGCTCATTTACCCCCCTTATTTAATTTTCTACGACACTTTTTACAATCATCTGGACTTTCGAATGTATCCGGCTCACGCTCATTGCCAAAATAGATCCACCCACCGCAAATACTTGTTATTTCACCTTCAGCAAAATAATGATGTTTTTTCGCCATAAGTGGCCTTGCCCAGCCCGGATTCGTTTTACTCACTTGTTGCCTCCTTTGCGAAGCTCTGCGACTAACTCGTCACATATGTGCGTCAAAGAGCAAAGTTTGATTGCTGGATGTTCGCGCACCATCTCCACACCCTGCGCCCGCAATTCTGCCAGAAAAGCGTAGGGGTCAGTTTTTTCACTGTGGTACATGGCATCATAGATAATCATTGCAGCGACACCTGCCTGTCCTGCATCTGTGACGGATATATGCTCAAGGGCTACGGCCATTGCGTGTTTCAACCTCTCATTTTCCACCTCAAGCACCACACGATTAGCCTCCAGCTCTTCTATGCGTTTTTTTGCTGCTCCCAGCTCAACACGCAGCTCCTGATAGTTAATCTCGCTCATTCTCCTTCCTCCCGCACTGCTGTTTTATATGCCCGAAGCACATGCGATGTTTTTCCTGACACAGTGCTTCTCAGAAAGAAAATTCCACTGGTGTTTATTACCAGATACGGGTCAGCAAGACGCAGCATATCCAGTATGTGATTATGTTTTCTTGTTTCCAGCACCGTACTGGAAATAAGCATATGTGACACGGGGCCGAAATCATGATATCTGATTTTCATATCATCACCCTGCTGTAAAAATTACCCGTTATCTCCTGTCGTTATTTTCTGTATGACATCACGATGCTTATTAATTTCCCGCAGCGCGGCGCATAAGCGCTCCCACTTCTGAACCTGACCTTTTGCCCGGCGCAGCTCGCGGTTAGCCACATGCAGCGATGGTAAAATCAGACCATCCGGATGCTTTCTGATGAACGACGACTGTGACTGCACTGTGACCGCCACACTTTCAGTTTTAATTTCTTCCTGTGTTTCCGCTTCCCGGACTGGTAACGCAACACCTGCCGGCTGAGGAAAGGCTTTACCATCGGTTTCCGTTACCGATGCAGCTTTCGGCTCTGCCGGTAAATTATCGCCCGGTATGCAGTAACGATATTTACCGTCCTGATTTACGCGAATCAGACGACCTTTGCTGACAGCCATCGCCAGTGATGAATTCGCCCGGCGGGAGGTAATCCCGAACATTAACGCCAGTTCGTCAGCCGACTGAGGACCATGCTGTTCAATCGCGTTAATCAGCATCTCTGCAGTGGTTTTTGGGGCCGCTTCAGTTGCCTCACTCGTCAGCCACCACATTATCAGCTTCGCCACGACGCTTCAGCTTCCAGAGTTCGGTAACAGCATCGTCACGGCTGATTTCAAGACGGGCTGCAATCTCGTGCGACGAGGCTTTTTTCAGTGCTTTCAGTGCGTCAAAAACGGTTTCCATTAAATTTTCCTCCCGGTAAAAATTACTTCTCAACTCAGACAAAACCGGCCGCCTTCCGGCGCTCATATTCCTGTTTCAGCAATTCAATTGGCGTTGGCCCTGGCGGGCGTTTGGGTGCTGCCAGTTGTCGCCGGACTGGCGGAACACTGAGGCCATTACCAACATGCTTTGCCCATTTCGTCAGCTGCCTTTCCACAAGCCGTTTTAACTCCCCTTCGGTCATCTGGCGCTCAATCCCCTTTGAACGCATCTCGAGGCAAATGTGGTACAGCACCGGCTGTGGCCACGGGTATTTATCACTCCCGTCGTACCGCCAGGATTCATTCCTCCAGCGACGGTATTCCTCCATCACGGCATCCACCGTCAGGCCAAATGGATTTGCCCCGCTCTCCGAAATCAACGCCACAAACTCAGCCAGATCCGGAGGCCACGTTTCACCCGCCCGGCAGCGGTCCATGCACCGACGGCAGATCTGCCGGATTTGCTGTTCAGTCATCGCGCCAATCTGAGCAATCCAGAGTTTCGACGGCGCAGCCCCGTTCTTCTGAGTCCAGCGGTTCGAATACACCTCCCCCATAAGCTCCCACAGCTTCCAGGCCGTTTCCGTTGCTGATAAATCCGTTTTCACGTTCCCACTGTTCGCGTGCAGCCCGGATTTCCTGAACTGCCCGTGATGCGGTGCCACCTGGTGCTGCATGGCTTACCCCCTTGCTGACTGGTTTTACCTGTGCCCTGACGTGCTGCACGTGGCGGGCAAATTTCTGCTCCCACTGAACCTGCGTGAAAACCTTCCCCTCCGCCATCCAGTAATCCCGGAATGCGGCAAGCTCAGCAGGTGTAAACTCAGGCTCAGGCAGAGCCATACCCCACACTGCTGCCCGCTGTCGAAAATCCGGCGACGGTTGCCAGACTCCAGTCATCGGAAATTTCCCGATCGGTTCGCTCAGGCCGTCCAGGTATTCAGGTTCGGCTGTCTGCAACGACGCGTCATTCAACTCACCGGTCGTAGCACTCTCGCGCATGCGCGCGTTATGTGTGGGGTTTAATTCTTTATCTGTATCTGTATCTGTCGTGATTTGTCGTGACATATGCGTGACGCGTCGTGACTCATCGTGACAATCAGTGTTCTGCTTCCGCAGTCTTTCCCGCTCCCGCTGCGCTCTCTTGCGCTCTGCCGGGGATTTTGCGGTTTGCGAAACATTACCGTTATCCTCCTTCATCACCTGGCGTTTTTCCCATCCGGAAATAAGATCACCATCCAGAACTCGCCCCTGCATTGCATGCAAAATTGAATCAATCACGTCTTCCGTCACATCAAGCGCACTTGCTAAATCTTCCGTCGTGACATCAATGTGACCACGTAGTGACACGCCGTGACATGTCGTGACATTTCGTGACGCACTCACCAGAAGGTGGATATACACCGCCATCACTGTTGCGATTGGCTGTCCTGAGACCCTGGCAATGGTTCGCCATTTGGGATCATTTGGCATGTCATGCCACAATCTGAGCCAGGCATTAGCCATACTCACCTCATCTGATACCGAACTTTACCCTCGAACATCCGGAAGAAATCCGGCATGAATATTGTTGGTCAATGCACGACAACAGCATTACCTGGCTGACCACCACTGTTAGTCAGGGTGCCCCAGGCGATCGCCGCTGCGACAAAATCATCCACATCTTTCACCAGCCGATCCCTCCGTTCGACGATCTCACGGTAATATTCAGAGCTGTGACTGCGCATACGGGCCACCAGCAGAGGCGGCATTGCCTTTTCGATCGCCGGTAACAGAGCCTGAATTTTTTCAACAGCATCAGGGGTGTCTTTATCCAGCCAACGGAAAATTTTCTGGGTATTACGAGCCAGGGCTTCCGGATGGCTGTCGTCGTACAGTTCCGGGAACGTCATCCCCAGCTCGAAATAAGTCCGGGCTATTTCAGCTGCAGGAACTTTCTCACCGTCCGGATAGGCCCAGGCATTGATCGCCATGCGGATGTGCTCATGTTTGATTTTCATGAATCCCCCTTTCCTTCGCCCTGAGTGGTATCCTTCTTTTTGTAAAGTTCTGGGTTCAAAGATAATTTCCCCTTGGAGTATGCAGCAGCTTCCGCAGCCCTCCCCTTCGGAACTATTTCACCAGGACGCTTACGCCACATGTAAATAGCTTCGCGGGTTATCCCATAAAAATCGGCAACCCTCTGAACAGAACCAAAAAACTGGACAAGTTCATCAACTCGCATTTTACCTCCTAAATCTAAGTATTTTTAGATTACAAGATAATTTTTTTTAGGTCAATGCAATCTAAAATAATTTATATTCAATTTGCAGGAGAAAATGATGGAAAGCCTTGGCATCAGGCTTAAGAGACTTAGAAAAGATAAGGGGCTGACCCAAGTAGAACTGGGTAAGCTTTCAGGCGTGACTGGGGTTACTATAGGGTACTGGGAGAAAGATCTAAACGAACCAGGTAGCAAAGCTCTAAGTAAGTTAGCCCAGGCATTAGGAACTACTGAGTCCTATCTCCTATATGGAGTATCGTCTCCTGAATTATCTTTTGTACAAAGTACCTCAGGCACCAAGATCCCCTACCTTTCGTGGGGTGAGGCGATTTCTTTCCTAATCTTAAAAGGAGAGAAAACAATGGGAAATGTCGATAGGATCACCACATTCTTTGATGTCGAGGAAGGTGATTTTGCCGTTTCAATGCCTGATGACACAATGCATAACCCATCAGGATCACCGAGTATCCCAGTTGGTGCTACTGTGATCCTAAGGCCAGGAGAAAGTTATAAAAATGGCAGCATCGTCGCTGTAATAGTTCCGGATCCGCTTAAAAATGAACCATCTATGACTATAAAGAAATTAGTTATTGATGGGAAGCTTGTGTATTTAAGCCCTCTCAATCCACGCTATCAGTCATCCTTACTTACACCAGAGTGTAAAATTGTTGCCGTAGCAAAAGGTGTACAGTTCAACTTATAACCCGCCACGTCCTTTACTTGAGGTCGGCAATGCCGACCTTTTTTTTTAAATTAATCTAGATTTATCTTGACTGAAAAACTAAATACTTTTAGATTTATTACATACCACCCTACCTCGCCCCACAGAACGTCGGGCAATACCTCGAGTTACCCGGCAGTGGTCAGGGGTTAAGTAGCCAGCCCGAGGCGTATGAACATGACGGCGGGAACACTTTGTATAACAGCGCAGCAGGTTTTTAGTTCCGCGACCCGGCGTTAAGGGTAAATGAGGTCAACATGGATATGCTCAATCTTGGCAACAATGAATCTCTGGTGTGCGGAGTATTCCCCAACCACGACGGCACGTTTACCGCGATGACGTATACCAGAAGTAAAACGTTTAAAACCGAAGCTGGCGCGCATCGCTGGTTAGCAAGAAACGCTAACTGATTAGCGCCAGTAAAAACAGGTTTCCACAGGTTAATTTACCCTGAAAAGTCAGGGCATAACACGAAAGCGCACGGCGAAGTTAGTCTCTCTGTATAGGTCGTCGTTAAATTTAATTCGACC